GTTTCTAAATCTTTGCCTGTTGCCGCACTAATATCCAGCGCCGTGTTCATCAAATCTTGTGCAGCCTCAACCGATCCAGTTGACCTAACAAGATTCGACATAGCCGGACGCAACTGGTCATCAGCGACCGCGAACGCACGCGACATGCCCGAAATAAAATCCTCATTGGCTGCGATTGCTTCCTCAGTAGCGCCAGCGCTGGTTCGTAACTGTTGCGCTAATAGTTCTTGTGCTTTTTGATCCTCAACAGCCGATTTGGTTGCCAAACCTAAACCAGTTGCCAAACCACCCAAAACACCGATTGCAGGCAACATCGCCTTTTTTAATGCAAATGCAGATTTAGCGCCAGCGCCTTCCAACTGTTTAAATTCGGCCATCGCTTTCGATATGCCTTTGCCATCAAATTCGGTGACAATAGGTATGGATACAGCCATTAGTTCAATTCCTTTCGCACGCGTTCCATCAGTCGATTAATTAATGTTTCGACTTCGCCTTCGACTTGGTTTTTGTTTCGTTCCCATGCTGGCCAAACAAACCGTGATGCTGTGCCATATCGTGCGCTTAAACTTTGCACCATTTGACCGCCTTGTCGTGTTGGCACTTTGCCTTTACCTGACATGTCTAACAACGCCGCACTCGGCCCTGTGTAGCGCACAAAGAATGTCGCCAGGTTTGTTGACGCGCCACGATATTCCCTGACTTTTTTGCCTGATACACCTGATGCAACTTTGTTTTGTTTGTCGCTGTACGGAAACATTTGGAAACCTGACGCTGTTGTCCATTTGCGCGCCATGCCTGATAGCGGTGCAGATTTAGGCAATTTGGCTTTTATGTCGTTTGTGACTGGTGCGGTGATCTGTTTAAAATCTTTTGTCAGATCGCGGCGCGCTTGTTTGTCGATGTTGTTTAATACGCGCAACGCATCTTTTACACCGACAACTGTTGTGGTTGCGCTAATGCTGTCAGCCATTTCGAGCCTTGCGTTCCTTGTTAATCAATTCGATGACCGTGTTCATATCGTCGATCTCAAACGATATTTCAGCAGGCCAAAAACCAGTCGCCACAAGAATCTGCGCTAATCCGTAGCGGTATGAACCGCGCCTACTTTTGGGTCATTGACCGCCGTTGGCAAACATGATTTTAACGATTTCAAATAATCGTCAAACATCGCTGGCACGGTAATGCCTGACATCTTTGATGCTTCGTAAGCCAAATACGCTAAATCCTCTTGACCGATAGCGCTGCCAAGTTCTGATGCTTTGCGTTTGTATTTGCGTTCCCAAAGAACAGTCGTGAACAATGTTGTTTCGACTGTGACTGGATCGCTTCCATCAAGGAATTGAACTTCAAGTGATAATTGCATTAGTTGCCTTTCTCGGTACAGCCTTTGTAAGACTGGCTTGTTTTGTTAGTTTTCAGCGGCCAATGCCGCGCGATCATGCGACCGCTTTAGTCAATACGCCGCCTGTGAATGTCAGCGTAATTGTTGACAGTTCGCCAAGTGATGCGTTGATCGGTGTGTGCGATTCAAGGTAAGCGCCTGTCAGCGTGTAGATCGGATTGGTTGCCGATGCTGCGCCAGTTGCTGGTGCAAGCACGATGTTTGTTTGAATACCAACCAAACCGTAGATTGTGGCTTCAGTTTCGCTGCCTGCGTACGATTGGTAAAGTTCAATTTCGACGCTGTTGTTTTGCAACGATGTCACCGATGATGCACCATATTTGCGTGCGGTGTCACCGAACGCGGTTGTTTCTAGTTGTTCGTAAACATAGTTCAATGTTGCGCTGGTGCATTGGTCACGCAAATCAACGCTGTTGATGGTCACATTTGGATTCGATAGGTAGACGCTAGTTGCCATGTTTTATTCCTTTTCGTTTGTGTCTTTAGTTTTAGCAGATTTTTTGGCGGTCTGTGTGGATATATGGCCGCCTTCAATTAGCGCTTCAATGTTTACACCGTCTAGATCGGTGCTGGTGACAACATCGCCAGGTTTGAAACCTGCAAGTCTTGTTGATGTAACTAGGTAATTTGCCATGTTTGTTTCCTATGCCGTTTGTGCTTGAACATTTGCTGTTACTTCGTAACTTGGATATTCAACGCCGCCTATAAGCGTACTAGTCGGCCTGCCATCGGTAACGGCAATATTGGCCGCCAGTACCTTCGACATGATGTTGAGTAGCGATCTTTGTGCATCTAAGTTCGCTGGCCCTAGCGTAATGATTTTGACGGGAAACATTAATTTGACGATGTTGTAGTTCCAAGCATCAAACGATGGCGCGTCAATAAACACACACGGCGGTTGCATATTGCGTGGATCGTTTACAACTGCTGGCATACCTGTAGCCGCCACCAGCGTGGCTGTGAGATCGTCTAGCGCCTCATTAAACAAATCGGTAAAGGCAACCGGCATCAGGCCACCTGTGGACGATCGACACCTAACAGTTGTTTAACCAATGGCGACAAACCGTTCGTTGATCCTGTCGACATGCCGTCAAATGATGCAAAGTCTGTTATTGATCCGCGTTGACGGTACAGCGCGCCACCATACATGACGGTTGCTAATTTGACATCTTGGCTTGGCACAACTGTCAGCGAGTCGGCGTATCCGACTTCCTGCCTGCGACGGTAACAAAACGCATTCGAAGCGGCTGCACAAATTGTTAGGAATGTTGTGTCGCCTGCGGTTGCTGTGCCTATGCCAATCCAATCCTCGATGTCGGTTGCTGTGATCCATGTGCATGTTTGCGTGTATGTGACAACACCTGAATAGTCTGCAACAAATTCGACTGCTGTGCCTGTGCATGCGTACAGCAGTTGGTTTGGTACGGCAACATTTGTGTTGTATAAAAATTCGCCAGTTTCAGCGTCAACGCCTTCAAATTGGTATTGCGGTAACGCTAAAACTGTGAATGTTCCAGTGAATGGTGCTGCTAAACCTGAAACCGCTACTGATTCGCCTAACGCGATCTCTGACGGTTCAAGCGTAGATATGCACGCATAGTTGTCTAGCAGTTGTTTCGTGGCTGTTTTATATGTTGCCATAAGCGGTTTTGCCGCCTACGACTAAGCCAGCGCTAGTTTTTGCAAGAACGCAGATTTTGCTACAAATGTTGCAAAATAGCCGTAGTAACTAAATGTGCGGCTGAGTGTCGACGGTACTTCTACCGAAACGATGCCCTTCTGCTGTTCGTAAACTTCATAACCTGGCGCGTATGCAACAATCATTGTGTTTGATGCAAAGTTGTTGTCAACGATCAAAGTCAAACCAAGCGGATTTAATGACGAATACGACAAGTCTGCACCTGCTGTACCGATTGAATTTTGGCTAATCACATTGTTGCCGTTAATCGCAGGAAACAATGGACGCTTCGAATTGTCCAACTGGCGACCAAGCAATTCCCAAACATTCGGCGACACAAACAAATGTGTCGGGAAATAATTCGAAATGCTTGCGATGTTTACCGCGCAACCATAAAGCGCTGTCATCAATGATGATGGATCGGTTTGGTTGACTGTCCATGTCACACCTGAAACTGTGCCACCGCTGACCATGTTGTCGGCTGCGATGTTGTCAGTTGCGATCAGGTATTCGCCAGCCAAGTCATTCAAAACCAAATTCATGGCTGCTGGATCGGTGAAATCCATGTCCTGATATGTCATTGTGACTTGACCTGCAACAGTTGTTTTTGTAACCGTGTTTGATGCGATCACCATTGTTGTTGCTGACGCGGCAACGCCTTCGGTTTGTGTCGCGGCGCTTGTGTGCGTTGTGATAGTTGGTCGAATAAATGTTTTGCTTGGTGTGTTTGGCATAGCGCGTGCGCCTAATGCCGAAACAACTGGACGCACAAAATTCAAATCTTGAAATAGTGGTCCGAGAACCGGAACTGGCAACAAACCAGGTGTGTCAGTTGTAAGAATGTCGCCTGCGGCTGCTTGCAACGCTGTTTGTTGCTTGCTTAATGCTGCTTTGTAGGCTTCGTTAACTTTGCGGAATGTGTCGCCGCCAATGTGCATCGCGGCAAGGTAATCGCCTGCTGATGGCATTTTAAATTCTTGTTTTGGTTGTGCCCAAAGTTTGTCAACAGTTGCTGCTGCTGCTTCGATTACTGGTGTTTCAATTTTTTCGGTCATGTCTGTTTCCTTTGTTGTGTCTTGATTTGATTGTATAGCAGGTTCTACTGGCGTTTCGTGGATACTCTCGTCAGGTACGCTTGCGGCGACACGCTCGATGATTGCGCCGCTAAACGCGCCTTGACTTACCAGCGATAGTTCTGTCCATTCAGCCGATTCGACGATCATTGTGCCATCGTCATCAAAACTGTATTTGGTCGGATTGACACCGACTGA